AATATTTACTGTTACTAAACCAGTATTTGTAAAGGCATTCTCATTAATAGTTACGACTGATTCACCAATACTTACAGTTTCTAAATTAATACAATCAGAAAATGCATTACTATCAATAGTTGTGACTGAGTTGCCAATAGTTACATCTGTTAAATTATCGCAATTAGCAAAAGCACTATTACCAATCTTATCAACTGAATCGTCAATATTTATTGTTATTATAGTTGATATATTGTTAAATGCACCATCATTAATAATATTAAATCCTGATATAACAATCTCTGATTTATTACTAATTTCATTTATAATTTCGGTAGTTAGTTCTCCGGAACCAAAATAAATAAAACTATTTACATACTGTATACGAGTTTCTTCTATAGATGGATTATTACTAAAATATTCTGCAATCGCTAGACCTTTTAAAGTTGTAATTAATTTGTTATAATCTATAATTTCATAAAAAGTAACAATTTTTTGTTTTAAATTATCATACCCATCAAATACATCATTCCCCAAAGTGGTAATTTTTGATACATCATTAAAGTTGACAATAGATAAATTATTACAATTTAAAAATGTTTGATTTCCAATAGTTTCAACTGAATTACCAAAAATTACTTTAGACAAACTACTACAATCAGAACATATATTATCACCAATAGTTATAACTGAATTACCAATATTTATAGATGTTATGTTGGTATTAGACATGAATGTTTGGTTAGCAATACTTGTATAACCTGTTACAAAAAGTTCTGTTGCTTCCCCAATACCATCATTAAACATAGTACTATTAAATTCGCCAACACCATCAAATGTAACAACATTGCTTATATATTGTATAGTAGTTTCTTCAATAGATGGATTATTACTAAAATATTCTGCAATTATTCCTCCTTTTGAAGTTGCAATTAATTGATAATAATTTGTAATTTTTTTAAACGTAACTATTTTACTTTTTCCAAATGGATTAAATACATTAGTACCTAATGTAAGAATATTTGATACTTTATCAAATTGAAAATTTGATAATTTACTACAATCTAAAAATGCTCCATTACCAATATTTGTAATTGATTTCGGAATAACGATTGATGGTAAACTACTACATCCAAAAAATGATTGTATACCAATACTCGTAACTGTTAATGGAATAGTTATAGATTGTAACAAATTACAATCACGTAACATTTCATTAGGAATAAAACTAATTAAGTCGCCAATAGATATAGATTCTAACAATATACAATCACGTAACATTGCCTCCCCAATATTTGTAACCGAAGCTGGAATCTCAATAGTCACTAATCCAGTCTGTTGAAATGCGCTATTCCCAATAGTGTTAAGCTGCGAACCTGTAGAGAATGTTACTATTGTTAAATTGGTACATCCTTTAAACGCTTCTTGATTAATAGTTGTAACTGAATTACTTATAGTTAATGATTTTATACTTGTATTATTTGCAAATGCTCTATTATCAATAGTATCATAACCTGTTATACTAATATCATATACAAATTCAATATCTGGATTTGCATTAACAATAGTAGAAGTTAATATTCCTTCATCCGCATGAAATGTAATATTACCTATATATTTAATAGTATTCTCTTCAGTTTCAGGCGTTGCACTAAAATAACTAGCAATTGTTTTTCCATTATCGGATAATGTATTATAATTTTCGGTATTATAAAATATGACATTTGCATTATATGCGTTAAATAAATTATTACCTAAAGTGGTAATTTTGGATGAATCTTCAAAATAAACAGCCACCAAACCACCAACAACATTAAATGCATTATTATTAATAATTGTAACTGATTTTGGAATTACTATTGTAATCAATCCAGTTCCGTTAAATGCGTTTTCACCTATATTTGTAACCGAATCTGGAATAGTTATAGATGTTAATTTAGGACAATTATAAAATACTGCATCCTTAATAGATACAAATTGTGTAGCTGGGTCAATGGTTACTGTTGATAATTCTGGACAATTATAAAATGTTCCTACTCCTAAATTTGTAAGTGAACTGGGAATATTTATTGTTTTTAATGACAGGCAATCTGCAAACGTATAATAACCATCAATACTTGTAACCGAATTACCAAGTTGTACTGTTACAATATTGTCTTTATTATTAAATATTCCATTTTCAATACTATCATACCCTGTTATAATAATGTGTTTTATAAATCCAATATATGGGTCGGCATTAACAATTTTGGAAGTTAATGGTCCATTCCCATTAAATGTAATACTGTATATATATACTATAGTATTTTGAACATCTAATGGAGTTGCACTAAAATAATTAGCAATTGTTTTTCCATTATCAGATAATGCATTATAATTTTCAGTATCATAAAAAGTAACTGTTTTAGTAGTTATTGTATACATGTCAAATACATTACTGCCTAATGTGGTAATTTTAGATTGGTCTCTAACACGAACAGTTGTCAAACTATTACATAACAAAAAAACATCATTATTAATAGTTGTAACTGAAGATGGAATCTCAATAGAAACTAATCCACATTGTTGGAATGCACTTTCGCCAATACTTGTAACTGACGGTGGAATAATTATGGAAACTAATCCAGACTCTTTGAATAGACCATTAACAATAGTACCAAGTTGTGAATTACCTAAAAATGTAACTGATGTCAATGTATTACATAACATAAATGCATGTTCACCAATACTTGTAACTGAAGGTGGAATCTCAATAGAAACTAATCCAGATTGTCGGAATGCACTTTCACCAATAGTTGTAATTATTGAATCTGGATTAAATGTTACTCTTGATAAAGTAGTACATGAATAAAATGCTTGGTCACCAATATTTGTAACTGTGTTGGGAATAATTATGGATAATAAACGGCTACATCCATAAAAAGCAGAATTACCAATAGTTGTAACTGATTGTGGTATAACTACTGATATTATAGATTGATTATAAAATGCATTATTGTCAATACTGCTATATCCTATTATAATAATTTCTGTTGCTGTTCCGATACCTGCAATAACATCTTCTGCAGTTAATATACCAGTACCATTAAATGTAACACTATTTACATATACTACGGTAGTGTCTTCATTAGATGGAGTATCACTAAAATAGGCAACAATATCTAGTCCTTTCGGAGTTGCAATTAATGCACTGTAATCTCCAATTTCATAAAAAGTAACAGTTTTATTAATTGTTCCAAATGGAGTAAATACATTAGTACCTAAAGTAACAATATTTGATACGTTATTAAAATAAACATCTAGTAAACTGGTACAGGAAGAAAAAACATTATTTCCAATGCTTGTAACTGATGTATCAATAGTTACTAATATTATGTTGGATTGATTTATAAATGCATCATTGGCAATGCTAGTATATCCTGTTATAATAACTTCTACCGCAGCTCTTATACCCGCTTCAACAATTAATTGTGTTAATTCTTCTCCTTCATTACCTGTAAATGTAACATATTTACTTAAATATTGTATAGTAGTTTCTTCTATAGCTGGATTATTACTAAAATATTCTGCAATCGCCAGACCTGTTGGAGTTGTAATTAATTCGTTATAATCTGCAATTTCATAAAAAGTAACAATTTTTGTTGAATTGTATCCATCAAATACAGAATTACCAAAAGTGGTAATTTGTGTTACATCATTAAATATAACACTGGATAAATTGCAATATAAAAATATTTGATTCCCCATAGTTTCAACTGAATTGCCAATTATTACGGAAGTTAAGCTACCACTATCTTGAAATGCACTATTCTCAATAGTTGTAACTGTATCAGGAATAATGATAGATGTTAATGCGGTTCTTCTAAATGCATGTGAACCAATGGTTGTAAGTTTTGAGGGTTGACTAAATGTTACAGTTGCCAAACTAATACATTCACTAAAAACATATCCTTGAATAGTTGTAACTGATGATGGAATAGTTATAGATTGCAACATGGTACATCCATAAAATAAATCTGATTCTAAAATCGTAAGTGAATTACTAATAGTTACAGATGTTAAACTAATACAATTATTAAATGAATAATAACCAATACTTGTAACCGAATCTGGTATAACTACTGTTTGCAATCCACCACAATAATAAAAACAAACAACACCTATACTTGTAACTGAATTCCCGATAATAATTGATGTTATGTTATTGTTATACGCAAATGTTTGGTTGGCAATACTGCTATAACCTGTTATAATAACTTCTGTTGCTTCTCCAATACCACTATTAAAAATATAACTATTAAATTCTCCAACACCATCAAATGTAACAATATTACTTATGTATTGTATAGTTGTTCCTTCGCTAGATGGATTATTACTAAAATATTCCGCAATTGCTTGTCCATTTAAAGTTGCAATTAATTCAGAATAATTTGTAGTTTTTTTAAACGTAGCTATTTTATTATTTGTTCCGTAAGGTGTAAATACATTAGTGCCTAATGTAACAATATTTGATACTTTACCAAATTGAAAATCTGTTAAATTGGTACAATCTAAAAATGCTCCATTACCAATATTTGTAATTGATTTTGAAATAATAATTGTTGTCAAAGTACTACACCCAAAAAATGATTGTACGCCGATACTTGTAACTGTTAGTGGAATAGTTATAGATTGTAATAAATTACAACCACGCAACATTTCATTCGGAATAAAATTAATTGAGCTATTTATAGTTACTGATTGTAACAAATTACAATCACGTAACATAGCATCACCAATAGTTGTAACCGAAGCTGGAATTACAATGGAAACTAATCCAGTTTGTTGGAATGCACTTTCCCCAATACTTGTAATTGTTGTAATTGGACTAAATGTTACTTTTGTTAAACTACTACATGAATAAAATGCTTGATTCCCAATACTTGTAACTGTTTTAGGAATAGTTACGGATAATAAGCTGCTACATCCATAAAATGCAGAATTACCAATAATTGTAACTGATTGCGGTATAACTACTGATTTTATAGATTGATTATAAAATGCATTATTCCCGATACTACTATATCCTACTATAACAATTTCTGTTGCTGTTCCGATACCTGCAATAACAAGTTCTTCGGTTAATATACCAGTACCATTAAATTTAACACTATTTACATATACTATAGTAGTATCTTCATTAGATGGCGTATCACTAAAATAGGCAACAATATCTAGTCCTTTCGGTGTCGCAATTAATGCATTGTAATTTATAGTTTCATAAAGAGTAACAGTTTTATTAGCTGTTCCAAATGGTGTAAATACATTAGTACCTAAAGTAACAATATTTGATACTTTGTTAAAATAAACATCTAGTAAACTGGTACAGGAAGAAAAAACATTATTTCCAATGCTTGTAATTGATGTATCAATAGTTACTAATATTATATTAGCTTGATTTATAAATGCATCATTGGCAATGCTAGTATATCCTGTTATAATAACTTTTGTCGCAACTCCCATACCCGCATCAACAATTAATTGTGTTAATTCTTCTCCCTCATTACCTGTAAATGTAACAAATTTACTCAAATATTGTATAGTAGTTCCTTCCATAGATGGATAATTACTAAAATATTGTGCAATAGTTTCACCATGTATAGTTTGAATTAATTCACTATAATTTGCAATTTCATAAAAAGTAACAATTTTATTATTTTTTAATGCATTATTGTATCCGTCAAATACAACATTACCCAAAGTAGCAATTCGTGATACATCATTAAATACAACACTGGATAATTTATCGCAATATAAAAATACTTGATTCCCCATAGTTTCAACTGAATTACCAATTATTACTGAAGTCAAACTACCACATTCTTGAAACACACCATTCCCGATATTGGTCACTGTATCAGGAATAATGATAGATGTTAATGCGGTTTTTTTAAATGATTCTGGACCAATGCTTGTAAGTTTTGATGGTTGGCTAAATATTACATTTGCCAAACTAAAACAATTATTAAAAACACTTCCTTGAATAGTTGTAACTGATGATGGAATAGTTATAGACTGTAACATGGTACATCCATAAAATAAATCTGATTCTAAAATTGTAAGTGAATTACTCATAGTCACAGATGTTAAACTAGGACAACTATTAAACGCATAATAACCAATACTTGTAACTGAATCGGGTATGACTACTGTTTGCAATCCACCGCAAAAATAACAACAAAGGGCTCCTATACTTGTAACTGAATCTCCAAAAATAATTGATGTTATGTTGTTGTTATATAAAAATGTTTGGTTGGCAATAGTGGTATAACCTGTTATAATAACTTCTGTTGCAGAACCAATACCATCATTAAAAATATAGGTATTAAATTCGCCAACACCATCAAATGTAACAACATTACTCATATAATTAATAATTATATTAAATTTTAGGAATTTTTTCTTTGACTATTTTTACCAAATGCGGATTTGGAACTTCTGGTTTTGGCGGAGGTTTTTTTAATTCTTTCATGATGTCTTTGTAAGAAAAAGGAGGCGGCATATTGTATAATGCTAATTATATTTAATTTAACTTCAATTTAAAAAATATACATGATTAATATTATTCGCACATGGTTAAAATTTCATAATATTACACCGTTGGATATTTTAAAAAATTGAATTCAAATATTTATATAATTTAGTCAAGTATAATTAATATGGATAATATTGTTTGCCCCGAAGGATTAATAGATGGTTGCGACTTTACGAAAGAAAAAAGGCAAGAACTTTATGGCAGAGTAGCCGGTGGAGGAGGCTCAAAGAAACCTGAAGAACATCAAAAAGAACAAATTGAGTTGGGTACTGGGCGTCCCTGCAACGCAACACAAACTCGGATTAATTGGGAAGATAATGAAATGGTTGACATTGCACAACCTATGCGTTATGAAAATGGATTTGACTATACCGAAAACTTTGATGGAAAGCAGGTATTTGATGCAAATACGATGTGGATAAATCTGAAATCAGTAGTTGGAAAAGGTGGTTCACAAACACGAACGCTTCGCGATGAATGTTATGTATTTGTAAATCATCAACTTAATTATTTATTAAAGTCAAAAAAAATAGACTGTTTCTTTGCAAACATCTTTGATGGAGATGAGGCTTCATCAAAGATGGAAAAGTTTCACTATTTACTCGGAAAACCAAAGTTCTCTACAGTAAAAAAGTATGTATATGTTGGCGATTTGAAAGGCTACTTTGCATGGCTTAAGGTAAATGTATGTTAATCAAATGAAGAACAATTGTATAAGCCAATTCAAATGGAATACGCTTTCTAGCATATTCTTTTGATTCTCTAAACTGGGGAAGAAACAGACTCCATGTCGCATCCCTTTTTTTTTCTATAAGAGTGTTAAACTCTAAACATATTTTCTTTTGTTCGTCAATAGAGAGATTTTTTCCTGAAATACAGAGTGTTGCATATGTTCTACTACATTCTTTTGCAGGATACACATAACCCTCTTTGTATTCAAGACAAATTCGCCCATATTTTGTTCCACTATCAAGTGCAGATAGAGTCATATATGTTATTTTCTCTCCATCTTTGAGTTTCTGACCTTCAACATGTCTCCTAACTTTTACTCCTGTAGGAACAGATAATTTATAGATATCTCCTCCAATAATCCAGTCATCCTCCTTACTCATTTTGAAGACACGTTTTTCACCTGATGGTAAAGAAATCCATTCAACGGATTGTTCTGTTAGTAAAACCGGTGATTTTTCAAACGCAAATGCAACTACGGTTGTAGTTGTATCTGGAAATACTGTTTCTTCAAAGTATTTGACTTTCAATAACTTATACTTTGATAGAAAGTCATTCCTGCAACGAACATCTACATCGCGAGGTGATAAGAAGAACCCAGCAGGAATAATAAATATTCCACCGGCACAAGGTTCTTGTTTTGTCAAAGAAGTTATAAAACACTTATATAAATCATTTGTATTATATTTATCAAATATTTCTTTTTTATCACACTTATTTCTTGCAAGATAAGGAGGGTTTGTAAAAACCCACGCATTTTTGTAATTTGGAGGACACATTAGAGTATCACGCTGAACAACCCCTTCTTTTTTTGGTTCTATATCATATAACTCAATAGGAAGTGTGTTGTTATGATGTATAAGCCACTCAAGTAAATCACCTTTTCCTGCAAATGGTTCTATAACACAACGAGCAGATTTTGGTGGCATATATAATCCATCCAGTATATACGAACTATTTACTGTATAGAACTGCCCTTTCATCTTTTTTCCTTCTTTTGTTATTTGATTGTTTTTGGATATATCTGGCATAACTACTTCTGTTTTTATATCGTCATCTTTAGATGTGGATATATTCGTCCCCTCTGTTGTGGTCTGATTCGTTCTTTCTATAACACATGTTTTTTTACGACTCTTATGTTGTTCATAATGACTCTTTTGGTTGAAAACTTTTGCACACTTTTCGCATATATATTTAACCATTTTATATACTATATTCTCAAAATTTTTAAATAATTTGAATCAATTTTATATATTGTTAAACGTGTTTTCGCTACAAAATATATAAAAAGTAGTTTATACCGAAGGCGAACAAGCATCGGGCATATTTGTAATTCCGTCCCACGTTATATTACAACCCGATGCCCATGTTTGTTTTTTACATGTATCATACGTTGAAAAATCCATATACAGGGGACAAGTATCGGATACTGTTCCTAACTTACGAGCATTAAAACATTTAGGAACGGGGCATGTACTTCCTAAATCATCTGTTTTAGCCGTTGTTTTATCTGGACAACAACCATATTGAGTATCTTTACATGGGATAGGACAATTACTTCCCGAAGAATCTGTTTTTGCTGTTTTACGATCGGGGCAACAACCATATTGAGTACTTTTACACCCTCCTACTTCATCCGTACTATCTTTATCGTAATATGTATTTACCCAATAATCAGGGCAATTATCCACTACAGGAGGGTACGGACTACTTGATTTTTTTTTCATTAAAAATACAGCTGTAACAATTAATCCAATTAATAAACATCCCAAAGTAGTGACTAAAACATAATTTTGAAAATTATTCATTTATATTTATTATATATTTTTATATTATGAAGGCTAATGGTAGAATTGATATCTTAAATGCCCCTAACCATTTATCTTTATATGATACTCCTAAAGTATATACTTCTTCTTTTCAAGATGCATTAAATGGAAATTTAATAGCTACTCCTTTATCTAATGCTTATTTTTCTCAAGAAAATCAACAAATTATTCAAAACGGAATACGCGCAGGTGTATATAAAATGTCATCCAATAAATATGTTGTATCGCAACAACCTGATACAGAATTAAAAATTATTATGCGAGCTATTTTTTTAGCCCATTGTGAAAATAGGAATTGTGGTATTAAGGAACAAATTCAGCAATTAAATCAACATGTTTTTGATTTTTGTATTCCACGAGTATATAGCGAAGCTCAAGGTTATATGAATTATTTACGGGATACAAGCACATTACCTGTGCCAATGAATCGCCCAACTTTATCCAGCACCTCTAAAACGAAAACATTAGAGCTCAAACCTTTTTTTTAATAGAATAATGTATGGATTCTGATTTTGAATTTGATTTTGCTCTCTGCCACGGCGATGGGAATCCATTACCTATTTGTCCCTATTGAGCTTACTGTTATTAAAGACGAACAATTAGAAAATGTAAATTTTAAAGATTTAACGGTATACGAAAAGTTTCAATTGTGTATAATAGAATATGAATTAATTCTAATGTACGGAATAACGTTTGTTGAAAAAAATTTTAATTTTTAAATCTTCAATTTCCTTTCTAGGTCAGAAGGCGGCAAGTATAGTTGATTCCAAAATAGAATTGTAATCAATTTACCTTGTATATTTTCCAGTTTTGAAAAAAGAATCCAATACAAATAATACAAAAACTCCTAAAAAAACATATAATATTAATTCTTCTGTAACTTGTCCTGTTTTTTCGTCGCGTTGTTCTTCCAACAAATAAATCATATAATTTAATTTTTCAACCAATTGATTATTTTTATAAGTTCCATATTCAAATGGCGCATCATGTGTCATAGGTGTATCATAAGTGTTTTTTAAGGATTCTGTATATAATGGGTGAGGGTCTTCAATAGTAGGATTATATTTTATTTCTTTTTCTTTTTCAATTGGTTTATTTTTTTCAAGTTTAGGAGCATAATCTTGTAATTCATCATCATCATCTTGCATTTGTTCTAATTGTTTTGTATTGGTTAATTTAGGGCGAACTTTTTTTTTAATCATATTCATTTGTGATTCTTCATGAGGAAATGGTGAAGACCAATTCATTAACATTCTATTATTTTCATATATTAAAATTAATTCGTAATTTACTGAATTATTATATTATAATTAAATATGATGCTAGATATTTTTATAAGTGTTATTTTAATTTTCTTTTTTCTTTATCCTGCCATTTTACAATCCATGAATACACCTATAGGCAACCCAATTCTTTTATTCTGTATTTTTATGATAACTAGACAAAACTTAATATTAGGATTTGTTGCAGGGTTATTATTTATGTATCATTACAAACAATCTTTGGAACAGTTTTCTCCTAAATCTAAGACTAAATTAAAATATTCTTTGATGCCTTTGGATGAATTTATTCGCCCTAAAGAATCCAATAAATATAAAGTGTCCCGCCCTCAACAATCTCCATCTACTAAAGAATTATCAGGGTCGGTGCAAGTTCCGGTGACCAATAACAACACTGGAGAATATACACAATTTAATCTTTAAATAATATATGTATTTACTTCTATATATTCTTTGTTTACTATTGATATTACATGTAGTTCGCGTGAAAGAACCTTTCCTATCAAGTATTATGGATGCATCTCCTAATTCTATACTTGAAGGAATGTATAAAAAAGTGCATCCCTATATTCCATTTAAAAACCGGTATTACAAATTAAGAAGACATTTACGTTTAAAATAAATATATAGTTTATGAATCCATTATTAAAATCTATGCAAGATAATTTAAATCTTGTTAACAATTCTAAAATTTTTGCAGGTATTATCATGATATGTTTGAATATTGGTTCTAAATTTATTACAGTAAAACTTTCCAAATCACAAGAAGAATATTTAAAAAATCATGTTGCACGAGAATTTATTATTTTTGCTGCATGCTGGATGGGCACACGTGATATTTTATTATCACTTCTTTTAACCGTATCATTTTTTATTATTACAGAATTTTTATTTCATGAAGATAGTTCATTGTGTATTATGCCAGAATATTTAAAAAATATACAATCGGCAATTGATTTAAATGGAGATGGTGTTATTTCACAATCAGAAATTGATAATGCGATGAAAATTTTAACTAAAGCCAAAGAAATAAGACAAACTAAAGAAAAAGAAGACGTATACCGATATTTCTTGGCTAATAAATATTAATTTTTGTCAACAATAGTTGATATTAGTAAAAATTAATATTTAGCAATTGTATGGAATTAGCAATACCATTAGTTGCATTAGGAGGATTATTTGTCATCTCTAATCAAAAAAAAGAATCTTTTAAAAATAAATCAAAGGTAAATGTTCCTCAGTATCACCCTTCTAAACCTATTCAAGAAAATAAACATTTTATTGCTCCTAAAAATAATCATCCACATGAATACATAGATATGGCTGGTAGGAAACAAAATTTAGATGACCAAACTGAAAATATGGTTCCTTTTTTTGGAAAACAAAAAAATATTGGACCTTCTTTAAAATCCAACGATGAACAAGATTATACGTTGGACAATTATGTTGGCGCCGGTAGTATGCAAATATCAAAAACCGAAAATGCTCCTTTATTCAAACCACAAGATAATATACAATGGGCAACTGGTTCACCTAACCAATCTGAATTTTATCAATCCCGTGTAAATCCTTCTCAAAATATGAATAATGTAAAACCTTTCCAAGAAGAACACGTTGGACCCGGAATGAACCAAGGTTATTCATCTGAAGGTTCTGGAGGATTCAATTCAGGAATGGAAGCAAGACAACAATGGTTGCCAAAAACAGTAAATGAACTTCGTGTTGCCACCAAGCCTAAAGTGTCATTTGAATTATCTAATCATCAAGGACCGGCTCAAAGTAAAGTGACCAATACAGGAAGTATAGGCAAAGTTGAAAAATATTTACCCGATAAATTCTATGTTAATTCACCTGACCGTTATTTAACAACTACCGGGGCCGAAAAAGCATCTACATTACGGTCTATTCAACCCGACCCAACTATACATCGTGCAACCACTACAAAAGCCTATGCAGGTGTTGCCAGTAATGCTGCAGGTCCTTCTAGCCAACCTAAACATGGACTATATCGTGTTGACCACCGCCAACAATTTAAAGGGGAGCATTTTAACCCTGCTACATCTCCTGTAGACCAAAATAACTTGACCCAAATTTCTCAATCTATTCAATTATTACCGAATAACCGAACCATTAATAAACCCGAATCGTTTAGTATCATGAAAGGATTAGTCAGTGCTATTACTGCACCCTTAACCGATATTTTACGTCCTACCCGAAAAGAAAATTTTGGTTTAACTCGGGTAGGTGCACTCGGGACCAGTGTCCCACAACATACACCAAAACCAGATGATAAACTACAGCCTACGATTAAAGAAACCACTACCTATAGTCCTTATTCTAAAGGACAACGGCCATATAAACCTATAACCGATGGCGGTTACCAAGTTGCCGACCATCAGCCTGTTTCTAATCAACGTGACAGTACCAATGTATACTATACAGGTATTTCCGGAAGCACATTGCCTCAAACTGTTTCTTATGAAGCAGAATATAATTCACTTATTAAATCTACTCGTTCTAATGAAGGAAGAATTGCAGGTGGAAATACTCAAATGTTTTCCCCAAACATCAATCAGGAAAATAATAATATGAAACCACTTGCTCACACTTCTTATATGGGTGGAGCACAAGGAATGAATTCAGTATCTTCTATAGAACAAATTGGTGGGATGAGAATGCCGCAATCGTATTCTTCCAATGACCGAAATAATTCAGATTTATTATCTGCATTAAAACAAAACCCTTATACACACTCTATTATTTAATATTATTAATTCATTATTTTGTAAATTTTAATACAAAATAATCATTTATCTACCATCACCAACCCGCTGTTGTTCTCTTAATTGTTCATCGGTAACCTGTGCTAAATTGGGATTATGTGTCCCATTCAATGCTGGAGCAACTGGATATATAATATTACCTTGCATAGCTTGCCCTGCTGGTAATTCAAATTCTCTTAGTTCTTCACCTTCAGGACCACGGTCTGTAAATACATAATATCCTAAACGATTTATTTTTTGTTTTTTTGTGCCACCTCGCTTTTTACTAAATCTTTTTCGCAACTTTTTATAACGCTTAGATTTTACCATACTATTATAATATATTTTTTAACTGTTCTATTTTTTCAATAGATAAAGTAGGGAATATTATATTAAAATGAATAATAAACTGTCCTTGATTTTTATCACGTTTCATACCCATGTTAGGAATAATCTTTTTATATTGTGGCGATATAACAAAATCAGTATTGACTATTTTAAATGATTTATTTTGTAAATACGCAATTTCCGCTTCAAACCCACACAATGCTTCTTTCAATGTAAGTGTATGCGTATAATATAAATCTAACCCACGTCGTTCTAATCTTGACATATTTTTTACATTAACTACAATTTTTACATCACCTAATAATCCATCTATATTATTTCCTTTATTCGGAATCATAATCGTTTCATTATTATCAATTCCACAAGGAATATCCACATAAATAGTTTCTAGTTCGGTATGTAATATTCTATGACGTTGATGTTCTATATTTCGTTCTATTTCTACCGGTATAGAACACCCCGTAAATGATTGGTCTAATGTTATATCTACAGATATTTGTAAAGGGGAAGGTTTGGTAATTGGTTGAAATGGAAACGGAAATGGCATTTCATTAGGCGAATTTCCATGAAATATATGAACACCTGGATGCATTCCTTGACCTGGTCCAAGTCCACTAAATAACATATCAAAAATATTAGGCACACTCATAGGATTAATACTTTGGTCATAAGCTCTCCTATTATTTTCATCCGATAATTGTTGATAAGCTTCGTTTATTTTTTTACACATTTCTGCATTTCCTCCACGGTCAGGATGATGTTCCAATGATAATTTACGGTATTGTTTTTTAATTTGGTCAAAGGATGCATTTTTTGGAATTTGCAAAATATCATAATATGTTTCCATACTACTATTACTTATGATTGTTTTAAATTGACAATTAATTTATTCTCCTTAAAAAATTTTTCCCAATTTTCAGTCATTAATATTAATAATGCAAAAGCAAATAGCAATATTTTTATTTCATTCGTAATAAGTATTGTATTTGATGACTTTGGATTAAATATATAAAGCATCAATATAGCTATACATGTAATAAACAAAAATTCAACTCGTTCTTTCCAATATAATAATTTTTTATCTAGTTCACTCCATTGTGTTTTATTTTTTAAATATAAATGTGTTATCAATAACCATAAAAAAATAATTTTTAATAGCATTATAAACAAAATATAATTTTTCATATATGTTGTTTATAAAATTAATTATACTTCACGATACATTTGCGCCAATCCACATGTAGCACAACACGAAGTCGCTAAACATCCCATTGGGTCGTCTTGTATTTTATTTTGTTCTTTAATTTGATTGCGTAATTTTATATGTAACAACCATAAACTTAAATAAGTAATAAGCGAAAACATAAATAAAAATGTTTGGGTATGATTATATTTTCTATGAGAAATACACTCTTGTGTATCATATACGCATACATTTGCATCGGAATGATATGAACACGGGAAAGGTTCATTATCAATTCTAATATATGATTGACTACAATTGAGTTCAGTTAATCCAAAACAAAAATTCACTTCATTTGCTGGACATACATTCGCATCAATAAAAATTGTAAATGAATATATAAATTGCATAAATACCCATAAAATTGCATACATAAAACAGTGATAAGTATAATGTCCATTTCTTAACTTTGCATATACATGACATGGTGCTATATAACTAACAAAACACGACTCGCATTCACAATAAAATAACGATGTTTTCCATGTATTCGGTTGTAATGCAGTATACATTATATATTATATATAGACTATTTTTATATAAAAATAATATTTATACAAAATAATATGTTTCTTTTTTATATAACATCATATGATGTTTGGTTTTATATATCCCACATTTTTTTACATCAAGTATATTTATACAAAACAATTCATAAATATCACCACCAAATTAATTATAAAACAATGAAATTACTAGATACTTATGTCGGGCATTCTATAGAAGGACCATTACAAGGGTTAGGTATGTTGTTCCCATTATTATTTATTCCATTAAATATACATTTCATATACGCATTAATTCTTATTAATATACGCGGAATGTTAAAACATGATACTCGTTTTATATGGCTTATCGGAAATCATCATATATTACATCATACGTATCCTAAATATAATTTTGGAGAATATTGGTTAGATAAATTAGGAGGAACATGCTATCCAAATAAACATGAATATATTGTAGGTATTTGTTATCTATAAAAATTGAAATAATATTTTATATAATACAAATGCATCTTTTACTGCAAATGGACAACTACACCATGGGGACAGACTACGAGATTATTCAGCCCAACTACTATGATATATATTTTTCGGTTCTTTATCATTCATTACCAAATATATCCGACTTATTTATTTACCTTCATGTTAAGTTTTATCTTAATACGAACTTTATAACAGAAGAACATTGCGAACATATTCAAGACTCTATATTTTGGTAAAGTATATAACTTTTTTTAAATTGAAATAATATTTAACTATTAGTAATATACATACCCACGATGGAATACGACGATATTTACGAGCCCGATGACAATTTGATTCAAGATAGTTATGTCATTCTTAAAAATTATTTCAATACTCAGAATACGACAACTACATATTTTTACAATACACCAGATATATATACTTATATCAATAATATCATATATCGTGATAATTCATTTGAACTAACACAGGAACAATGTGACCGTATTCAGGAATATCTCTCTTCATTCCGGTAAAACTTATGTATTTTTTAAAGTTAATAAATGACTCCAAAATGATTTTTGTTGTTCTATATTTTTTTCGGTTTGTTTTACATATTTATATGCTTGTTCTGTTGCTTTTCTATTATCCAAATCTTCTTGATATTGTAATTGTTGTTGTGCATCGGAAGCATTTAACGGCGTTAAATTTTGTGTATCTCTCAAATGTTTCAACTCATGAATATTCTTATATTTTTGAACATAATCTTCTTCCGATACACCCAACACACTATTCACCGTATATGCATTCTTCAAATCCGTAAAATTATCATTCGGAGTTGTTTCAATAGAACTAATCACAATTGCACGCGACTGCCGTTTTCTAGCTTCAAAACTTATATCCATATCTTCATTAGATTGCAACCAATCCCCATGCCCATTATCTTCTTCTTTCAAATAATATGTTTCAAATAATTTATTAAAATCACGATTAAAATTTGGATTTACAGATAAAGAATTTACAATTTGTTTTTTATCATGGTCTTCCATTCCATCTATAATTTCATCAAATGATAAATGTCCATCCACATTTTCTTCTATTTTATGTTTAAACTGATTCACGGATTCCAACAATTTATACGCTTTAGAAAAAAATAAATAATATTTTACATCACGTTTAGATTTATCTGGATGAAGTGCAAGAACTATTTTCTTAGCATCTTTAAATTCAGACGATGTAAAATTTTCACGCAATTTAAATAAATTTAATAATTCAGATAATGAATAATTTTCTATATTCAAATCCATACTTTAAAAATATATTAATTTGTTTTTAAATTATATGAAATCAGTTAAATTACATTTCAATTCTATGAAAGAAAAAAAATGTAAAACAAAAAAATGTAAAAAAATTGAAAACCGTACAAAAACTCCTTATTATAAAAAAAGAAAACCACAAAATGCATTACGATTATAATTTTAATGTAAAACACAGAACTATTCGCCCAATTAAAAGTAACTCAAGCAACTATCCACATGAAGACGATTGTTTGTCATGTGCTATGAAAAGTTTAAACTATATGGATGAATTTACTGCAGAATATATGGCACGTTTATTCCCTAATGGCGTTCTATCAGAAATGGTAATTTATATGATAGACAAAACGTTTGGTCCCGGACATTATTTTAAACCATATTCAAAAGAAACTATTCCCGATTTAAAACAATATTTACCTCAAGGAATGGCAACATTATCCAGTTTTGGAGGAGAATTAGAACAAGCATCTGAATGGGGACATTATTTTATTGTATTTCATGCACGAAATGGGAAGTTATACAGTATTGATTCGCAAAAACTAACTGTAACTTTATTAGATGAGTATTTAGATAGAATACAATGGGAAGGGTTTTCCATATTACACGAACCAGATAGAGGTAAAAAATACGCGCCTATATTACACCTGAAACAATAAATAAAACAAAAGAACATTTTAAATGGTTTAATTAATTTATACCGCATAATGTTCCAATGTTCGTGCACTACAATCTTTCGTAGTAGAATACTTGGGCATCCAAAAATAGGGAACCACCTTAACATGATTTCCATAACGAGATTCAAATATGGTGCGATAATACATTTGTTCGGGTGTTGTCGGAGGATTGTGTTTATACGTATAATCTATTTGATTAAAGCCATATGGGATTTTTTCTTGAATAATTTGATACCATGACCTATTGAGCGCACTTACTCCATCGCTAAATGCTTCTTTAGTTCGCCAAATAATTTCCGGTGGCAAATACGTTTCAAACGATTTTCGCAACCAATGTTTTTCGCAATGAGGAGTAAACCGCAATTTAGCCGGCAATGATAAATACATATGTACAAATGCTTTATCTAAAAACGGTGTTCTTGCTTCCAATCCATTGCACGATATACTTTTATCACTTCGCAACGAATCAAACAAATAAATTTCAGATGTCAACCTTCTACACTCGGCATCAAATTCAAATTCATTCGGACACTTTTTCATATACAAATACCCGCCTGTTACTTCATCCGAACCATCACCATTGAAAATTACTTTGGCTTGACTTAATTTTGCAATTTCTTTACATACTAAATAATTTCCTGTACTCGCGCGCACCGTAGTCGTATCATAACTTTCAATCGTATAAATAATATTCGGAATTGCATTGAAAAAATCATCTTCCGTGACAATAATATTCGTATGCTTTGTACCTAAATGTTTAGCCACAATAGCCGCATATTTCAAATCTTCCGCACCTTCCAACCCAATGCTATACGTTTCCAACGGTTCGGTAATACCCATACTTTTCCGTATTGAATTTACTAATGCCGTTATAATACTACTATCCAACCCACCCGATAATAAACAAGCTACTCCTCGTTCCGTATTCATAACACGCTGTTTTACACATTCATACAATGTATCATGAATTAACGATGTCACTTGTCCATATTTAGTAATAGAATGATTTATAGGTGGATGAGTAATATACGTATATGTTTGTTGCAATTTACCTTCTACAAACCGACTAATAGTTGCTGGTTTATGATGTTCTATCGTTTCCATGTTCAAATCATTCACCATTTTCATTTCCGACGAAAAAATGTGCATTTCTCCCAATTTGGAATGATATAGTGGGCGCACACCATATGGGTCGCGCACAGCATATACTTCATTTTTATTAGAATCGTACAACACAAAGGAAAACTCGGATGCATCCAACATATGCACCGTTTGGTCTATTCCATACAATAAATATAAATACACAATAATTTCACAATCCGATTCAGTAGTTGGCGTAATTTTTAATTTGGTATATAATTCTTTATAATTGTATATTTCACCATTACATACCAAATAAATACCTTGAATATGGAATGGTTGACTAGACGAATTTGTTAATCCATTAATAGCCAACCGATGAAATCCCATCCACACACTGGTATTTATTTCTTGAAAATCCGTATGGTCTGGCCCTCTATGTTTACTCTTGTTAAAATTCTTAATTACACCTGAAGATGAAATAGATGGATTAAGAATAGTTATAATTCCACACATAGTATTATAACTATCCTACTATTTTTAAATAAGTAAACTATTATAATATTCATCCCCTTCTGATACAGATTTAAATTTATAATCTTTCAATTTAATAGATTCATATCCCGTTGAAGTAGAATAAACAATTCGTTTTATATTTAATTTACATAATTTATAATAACAATCTCTGCATGGACTTGAATCTACCCAAGAATGATGTGTTTGATTTAACCGAACAATATACAGTGTCATACGATGGAATTTAGGAGCGGTGAACTACTTTAGTTGCATTACGTACTGCATCTATTTCCGAATGACACGAACAACAATTTTGAATTATTTTATCTTTAGAATAATTACGATTACTATTATATCCATAACTAATAGGTTTTCCGTGATAGACTAAAAGAGCGCCGTGTTTATAATGCATGACCGATTTATGAGCAATACCACTTGCCATAGACAAAAAACGTTCTTCTTTCTTCATACAATTAATGTATGATTTATTTTAAATTTATTTTTTAAATAAAGAATATATATGTCCGATATTATTAAAAATATAGGAAATGTAAAACAATTTGGAAAAGAAGAATTATTAAATGGACTTTCAGTTCTTGGTATTGGATATTTTGGGTCATGTGTATCCGTACTATGTAATTTACCAGATGACAAACTTGATACTTTATTACCTGATAATATTCGCGCGCCTCCTTATGCAAACGCCAATAATCCACCTGGAATGTTAAATTATGTTTTTTCATTGCAATCCGAATTCCCACATCATATTCAAACTGGTCTAGATTTTTTAGATGAATATTTATTATTTTACGGAGGTATATCAGGTTATGTGTTTAGTTCATACCGTTTTGCCTTGAAATATATATTAAAGTCTATAGATACAAAACATTCTATTATAGATGCACTTTCTTTTTATATATTACCTATTATAATTACTTATTTTGTATTATTCCCATTCGGATTACCAATTATATCAGGTATGATGAGTATTATACCTTGTATCTATCAAGATAAACTAGGAGTAGATGCATTGTTAATTACATTTGCATGGATTTCTAATTGGTTTGATGGAGAATTAGTTCGTAATTTATTTGATTTAAAACAATTTCCCATGAATTTTATATATTGGTTTGCTAATGGCTGGTTAGGTATTTTTGTTTCTCTATTTTTATTTGTTGTTATTGGATTAACTTCATTTAGTTCATGGATATATATTGCTTCTTTATGGTTTTTATTACCTATTTATTTAAAAATTACATTGGGAGTATCTTTCAAAGATTTGGGGGAAACTATTTCTGCTGAAATAAAAAAACATTTACTTGGTTTAATTACCATATTTTCATTTTATACCATAAGTTCTGCTTATAAATTTTTAAACAGCCAAGTTGCATTAGGTATTACAATTGGTTCATTGACTATTTTATCTGTTCTGTTTTATTCTACATTTAAATTATCTTTTGAACTAGGATTCTTGAATGGATTGGGAGAATTGTTTTCAAAATTCAACATTGGACCCACCTTATTTTGGATATTAATTATTGGAATTGTGTTTTATAAATATTCATCAACACAAAAAAGTTTATCTACAATATATTAAATACAATGTTACAATACTAGTTATGTTAGTTTCTGTATGCACTCCTACATTTAATCGCAGACCATTTATACCCTATATGTTTGAATGTTTTAAACATCAAACATATAAAGGACATGTAGAATGGATTATCATTGATGATGGAACGGATAAAATAGAAGATTTAATTCTTTCCTCTGGCATTCCAAATATTAAATATTATAAAATAGAACAAAAAATATCGTTGGGGAAAAAACGGAATTTAATGCATAGTTACGCCAAAGGAGACATTATTATTTATATGGATGATGATGATTATTATCCACCTGAACGTATTTCTCATGCAGTAGAACAATTACAAAATAATCCAACTATATTATGCGCAGGGTCAACTATTTTATATACATATTTCAAAGATATAGATAAAATAGTCCAGTTTGGTCCCTATGGACCGAATCATGCCACAGCAGCTACATTTGCCTTTAGAAAAGAATTATTATCCATTACATCCTATGAAGAAAATGCAGCCATGAGCGAAGAAAAATATTTCTTGAAAAATTATACCATTCCGATTATTCAATTAGACCCTAAAAAAGTAATTCTTGTTATTTCTCACAGTCAAAACACATTTGATAAACGTATGTTATTAAATGGACAAAACCAACCCACCGTAACTTATACTCCTTTATTCGTTCGCGACTTTATTCGCGAGACCAAATTATACCAATTTTATATTCATGATATTCATATCAATTTATCATCCTATATTCCCGGCAACCCATCCATGAAACCCGATGTTATTGCTCATATCAATCAAAAACAACAAGAACGAAATTTTTCCATTAAATTCGGAGATAAAATATTACAAGGAAATGAGATTGTTCAACATTTAAACCAACAACAACAATACATCAAATTATTAACCGAAAAAATTAAAAACCTAGAATTAAAACTTAAATCCTTTGAATAGGAGCCATAATAGATTTTTCTCGTTCAGCTTTCAACTCTTCTAGCGACTTTGAACCATTTTTTCCTATTTTATCAGGAATATAATCTTCTTCTGGTGTCTGAATAGAATAATTTTGGTCCAACGTTACATAATTGTGTAATTGGCGAATACCGCCTGACCCTTTAGTAGATAATTCTGCACTATCTTGGTCTAAAAAACTATAGGAATCTGACATACACGACATTTGATTCAAACTATAACATTCTGGTTCGCCATTTCCAAAAGTTGCTAAAGTATTGATTGTATTTTCTTTAGGCGTTAAAAATGCATAAATGTCATCTTCATACAATACTTTTTGACTATCTATTAAAAACAATGCAGGAACCTTACGTATTACATCTGGTAATAATACCTGATGTTGTTCTAATTTCAATATTGTTTGGCCTTTTGCATTCTTAAATCGTTTATCAATACATATAAAATGAATTTCTTGCTTTAATTTTGTTTTAGCAAATAATTGCAACAATTTTTTGCTAGGTTCGCAAAAATTACTATAATAACAAATTACCGACATATTCACTAATAATATTAACAATTTTTATTTTAAACTTAAATTGATTTAATAATTTATTACTAGAATATATACAATGGCTTCTCCTATTATTACTGATATTCGTACATCAGACGATAAACTTCAGTTTACACTAAAAAGTGCAGATGTATGTATTGCCAATGCATTGAGACGAACTGTTATAGGCAATATCAAAGCAGTTGTCATGTCTAAAGATAATTGCAGTATCACTACCAATACTTCTAGATTTAATAACGAAATTATTAAACAACGTTTATCATGTATTCCAGTATGTTTAACTCCAGATGAAGAACTTATTCAATCTTTTACTATACATTTAACCAAAACAAATAATACTTCTCATGTTGTATTTGTAACAAGCGAAGATTTTAAAGTCATGGAAAATGGAAAAGAATCCGATAAAAAACTTTTCCTACCCAATGATATTACCGGACAATATATTGATATTCTTCGCCTTCGTCCAAAACTCGGTCTATCCGTAGAATCATTTACAATGACAGCAACTCTTTCTATTACAACTGGGTCTCAAACTGGAACATGCAACTTGGGGAATGCATACTATAGATATACAGTAGACCATGATTTGGCAAATCGCGAATGGGCCAAAAAAGGAATTGAAAGTAAAGATGAAAAGAAAGACTGGGATTTATTACAAGCCAAACGATTTACAATTCCAAACTCCTACGATTTTACAGTAGAAAGCTACGAAACACATATTTATACTCCCAATAAATTAATCAAAATTGCATGCAAAACTATTCAACATGACCTAAATACATTAAAAACGATTCAATTTGACATTCAAAAAAGCGAAAATACACTTGAAAATTGTATTGACGTCATTTTACCCAATTGTGATTTTACACTTGGAAAACTATTAGAATATCACATATTCACAACCAAATTTCCTGCTACTATAAAATACATTTCGTTCTTAAAAAACCATCCTCATGATAAGCATGGTGTTTTAAAATTACAATACGGAGATATTGCTCCAACAAATCCTATGATAGAAGAATTAATTATAGATGCATGCGAACATTGCAAATCTTATTTTAATTTTGAGTCAAGTTTTTAACTTTATCTGTAAGTGTTAGTAATTGAGATGGTTGGCATTTATTAATATACTCCCATACGACTTTTTTATTCACATATTTTTTTTCTTGCTTCAAATGATGCAAATAAAGCATATGCAATTCATACATATGTTGTTTTAGAGGCATCGCATACAATTTTAATGGTTGCATTTTTTTAATAAAACATTCTATATACTTTGTATACAGTATTTTTACACTATTTTCCAATTCTTCTTCATATTCTTTAAACTGATTTGGGAAATGGGCACAATATACTTTTTCATTTTCCGTTTTACGTAATGTATAATATACATACTTCAAATTGGAACTATTTCCACGCAATTTTTTTATAGTTTCATAATGAGTATTTTCTATTTTAGATCGGTCATTACCGCACTTTACCATAAGTCCCTTGAATGTATAAGGTTGTTGTTGCACAAAATCTTCTGCCGCTTTATAACTTTCAAAGTTATATCGTTTAGGAATCGGAAAAAAAGTTGGCAACAGTTGTTCTGTAACTGTGTTTTCATGTATTTTATAACAAGCAATCAAATATAACATCGGTGTTTCAATAGGGACAACAATACGATTTTCCGGATGCTGCAATACAAAACTATAACACAATTCTTTATCCAACAAATCATAATTTATATTCGTTTCATGAAACATATCATGAAACGTTTTAGTAGAATAAAACGTGCAGTTGGCCCCAACTACTGTTCGGGTGGCTATTTTCCACGAATCCATATCATAAAATGCATTAACCATCGTACCGTCTATAATTTCATCTACCACTAAACTTTCATCCTGAATATCATGCTTTTGTACAAATTCTTCATAAAGAATAGATTGAGGCGGAGAAAAACATACAACCTTTTTATTCTTATAAATAACTGACCGAAATAAACCATCCCCCGCCTCCAACAATTTATACGATGCTAATTCATATTCACCCATTTTTTTAAGATTCATTGATAATTCAGGAATATTGTACATAAGTAGTATATAAAAAAATCTTTATATTTTCTTCTATTATAATAATGGAAAATGCAATTCAATATGATATAATAGAAATAACATTAAAATCTGGGACAACTTTAATTGGCAGTTTTCACTCCATGGTTGATGAAGAAATTATATTATACATACCATCTCGTATTGAATATATTCCTATAACAGATACACAATCTATTAAACGTATCAAAAAAGCATCGGATTATGATACATCCAAACTTGCTTTATTTTTTAAACACTCTAGTTATACCTATACCAAACGTTATGCTATACAAGATAAATTACACATTATATTTGATAATGATACATTTGCCGATGCAACTATTGTTGACATAGACGATGATTGTCTTGTCCTTGAATTAGAAGATAACGAAAAATTATACATTAATTTTAACTATAAAAAGGAATTACCTATAGGAATTACCCAAATTTCTAGAAATAAACAAGAAGAAGAAGACGTCAACGAAACAGACCAAGAACTTATTATTTATAACATTGATGAAACCAAATGCCAATACACCTTAAATGTTCAAATCAATTCTATTCTACAATATTTGAATTTTACAAAAAAATATAACGGCGAACAATTTGCCCAACGTTATAAAGAATTAATGTTGACATTTCCTTACGGACAACCAATTGTTCCCGACCAAACGAATTTTAAATGGATGTCACCTATTACAGATGCAACTACCAAAATTTATAATTTACAAAAAAATATTCAATTCAAAAAAAATCTTGCCAATTCACTCATGTGTTATAAAAATTTAGAATTAACCAATAAAGATAAACAATACAATTCCATTCAAAAATTTTTTCATTCCATTTTCAGAGTATTCGCCAATGATTATCCTTTATCCTCCATTCAAACTTATTTATTACCCACAAGCAATATTATGATGTTTCAACATGTAAAAGGCTCTAAAGAACTGGACCTCAACTGGGTTTCAAAAATACAACATTGGAACGATTTTACAACAGATGAATTATTACCCATTACAGGATATACTCTTTTCCCACCTTCTTCTGTTGCATTCTCAAAATTATATTTACCTGAAACCGGATTAATGCAAAAAGTTCAATTAAACTTACTATCTCATTTACATCTATTTAATCTAAAATGCGAACCAGACTTTAAAATAAAAGAAATTCAAAATTATACCGATAGTATTCCAACCATTAAAAGTCTCATCCCTTCTCTAACTTATTATTCATTACATGATTTTATACATCAACTTGAACCTTACCATATTTATACAAACCATATTGATTATACAACCATTACTTTAATACAATCCAACATTTTAAAACACAAAAAACGATTTTTATCGCAAAAACATTCCACTACCTATATTACTCTTCCTACACAAACAAATAAATTATATACTAAAACTTATATTTCTACAAGTGAATTATATTGTCATGCATTATCCCAAGATTACGGAAATGTATTTATTCGGTCTACATTAAAACCTTCTGCACCCTTAAAAGAAGAACCTCCAAAACCTTCCAAAGAAGAAAATAAATTTATTGTCAACCCTCCTGAACCCATTTGCGAAGTAAAAGACGACTGTTCAACAGATAATAAACAACAATTATCCAATTTTTTATTAACAAACTACCATTCTTCCGATGTAACTGTTATAAACCCCGAAAATGTTTCGTTTTTAAAACGTAACCAAAAATTTAATGAATACAGACAATTAAAATATAACATTAAACAAATTAAAATACAAAGCGATTTACATCCAGAACGTCCTCCTCAATCCTATGAATTATTTTATCAAATCATGTCTTTTCCATTGAAAAAACGATATACTGCTCTCTTACAATTTATTACTAAATATACAAAACCCGTGAGCACAAACCCTCTAGTTCTCTTTTGTTCTACCACAAATATTCCTCTTGTCCCTATTATATTAAAAACTTTGGCTGAAACTTATTTATCCACTACATTAGAAGAATATTATGCTACATTATACAAATATTGCACCTCTTCCCAACATGTTTATATTGAAGATGGATTCTATAAAGATAAAAATACCAGCATTTCACTTGCTCCTATACTTAATGCCAATTCTTACGATGAAATAACACACGCTTCTGAAATTGAAAACGATGTCCAATATCAACAAACTTATACCGGTGAACAACAAAAATTCATCAATGTATTATCTACTTTATGCACCATTTTAATGCAACAACCAAAATTAACCCAGCTAGACCATATGTTTATCAATGATACGATTGTAAGCAAACCTAAAAAAATAATTTTATATTTTCTTATTTACATTCATCACATCAAACTACAACATTCTTGCGAAACCATTGCCCAAGAAATAGTAAAGTCTATTGGGTTACTTGAAAAATACGACCCTTCTTTATTGCAAGAAATTGGTAAAAAAATTGTTGTTTCTGAAATAAAACGTATATGCGCCTATTTAGACGAAAAATATAAAGTAACTACTAAAAAAGTAATTGTAAAAGAATACAAAGAATGGAAAACATTTATGCCTTCTAATGTATCTACCTACCCTGTAATTGAATCCATTAAAACCCAATTACAAAAAACAGCTCCTATTCATAAACTACACGATGACCTAAAACGCGTAAATAATGTTCTTATTGATTTTTCATTTAAAGATGTTCCTTTTCCTCGCCCACATAATCACCCCTTTTCTACGTATGTAAATAAATTAAATATACCTAGCTTACCTGAATTAGAATTTTCATTTGATGTACCTAACCCTCTCCTATTCAAACATGCGAATAAAAAAGTAAATCTAGATATTCAATACGAAACTCAATATAACATACGCGAAATACAAGACTTGCAAAAATCATATGCAAAATATATTTCTAAAATGAATTTTCAGGAAGTCTTTGAACAATACCCAAGTATTTATATTGCCAATTTTATAAAAACAATCTTACAATTTTATGCAAAAATATGTATCAATATTGATTTTTATACAACATTATATGAAAACCCTATACCTATCACCCATGTAGAGTTGATTGCCCGCAGTCATTTTGAATCCATACATACACAAATAAGGAATTATTACAAAGACCCTCCTATCAATTCAGATTCAATAACTCCATTATGGCTTGAACTATCTGCCAATGAAAATATTCAAACAATACTAAAAGAACTAGACCAGCCACTCCACAATGAAAATATGAATGTAATTCTATTCTTTTATTTACTCCAAATTTTTAAAGAAATAGATTTAATCAAAAAGAAAGGGCGTGATGATACAGTACTCAAATATATTTCTAAAAAATTCAATTCAGAATTAGCCATTCCTAATTATGCAGACCTAAAGAAAAAAATGACTATTCGCCAAAGTTTAGAACGAAAAACATTCGTAAATCGTAGCAAACAATTATCCGAAACCGAAAAATTATTAACATCTATTCAAACCAACTTGAATACCAGCACCAAATACAATGTTCCGCAATTTACATCTCGCTTAAATGAAGCCCTATTATTTCAAGGTCTTGTAAATAAAGACGCCGAAGCAGATGCCGGCGATGACGGCAATTTAGAAGATAACAACACGTAAAATACAAAAAATAAAATAACAATTCAGTATATATGAACCATTTAAGTATTGCCATTATTTTATTCTTACTTGGATTTTTACTAATATACATGATTAAACCAACCATTATTTATAATCGTGATGGGTCATTAAGACAATTTGGCGTTGGATATCGCAAAAAAACTGTTTTCCCCATGTGGCTAATTGTTTTTATTCTTGCCATCTTTTGCTACCACGGTGCATTTTATATTCAACATAAACTTAATCTAATATAAATTATTTTCACATCAATGAATATATGATTTTTTATATATTCATTTTTATTTTACTTGCAGTAATATACCATCAATATCATTTCAAAGAAGGAATTAATTTTACGCGTAAGTTCTTTTTAGATAATTATGATAAAAATAATATTATACTTAACAAATACAATGAAACATTAGAAAAAAATGGCAAAATAATAAACTATAAAAAAATAAACAACTCCAAATTAGGAACCAATATAAACATAAAACCAATAACTAACCAATTATTACAACAAAACGATATTCCTATTTCCAAATCCTACACTTGGAATAATAAACTATCCACCGATGAAAATATATTGAATATACAAGAATTTAAATTTCCATTAGTTGTTAAACCTAACCACGGAGAAAAAGGACGTTATGTAACTACCAATATTATCACCACTACAGAATTATTAAATTGTGTAAATGACTTAAAGAAACGAAAAAAAATTGCATATATAGAAGAACAAGCAACCGGGAAAGAATATAGAATTATGGTATTACAAGATTCCATTATCGGAATTACTATGAAAACCGCACCTTTTATTATTGGCGACGGTATTCATACAGTAGATGAATTAATTAATAACTATAACAAAAAAATAGAAAAATATAAAATTCATACCATAGATTATAATTTTATTCAACAACAAGGTCACACTTCTTCTGACATTATACCCCTTGGAGAAAAAATTATTGTCACCAATGTTAAAAATATGAGTAATGGTTCTACAATAACATATATAGATATAAATACAGTGCATCCCATAAACATTTCTTTATTCAAAAAAATAAATCATATATTACACTTGAAATTAAGCGGGATTGATTATATTTGCGAAGATTTATCCATTCCTTATTATGTAAATGGTTGCGTTATTGAAGTTAATCCTAAACCAGGTTTAGAAATACATTATGATGTTTATCCAGAGAATAGAAAAGATGATTTATTAAATACTATTACAAATAATGTTTTTTACCCCGTTACCGTATAGACATCGGGAGTTTCTTCTTCAGTTGTTTCGGCCAATGCATTATTGTGACTATCTATATATTGAGCAGCAGATTTATTACATTTACTAGACATTAAACTATTATACGAAACACTAATCACAATAGAAGATGTTAAAATATACCATATCCACTCCGAAATCAATTCTTTTAATTTTACTATATCTCTAAATGCATTTTTTTTAATTTCATCTACCGGCGTCGGAATTATTTTTCCTTCTTGTAATGTTGCAAGAGTTGTTTCAAAATTTACCAATGTAAATTTATTAATCAACAACGATGGGTCCGAATATACATAATGTAATTTTCCATCTACACTCCCCTGAGGATTTAACATATCCAAAAATACTGTATTACATCCCGCAAATTTTGCAATAAGCAATCCAAATGTATTAGAAAACGGTGTCTTCCAATAAGGAAATTGTTGTAATGCATACATCATAATACCAAAAATAAATACCCACGGAATAACCGTTGATTTTATAATCACCCACGTATCCACTGCATTACATTTTTCCTGTAATATGGCGACATTAATAAAATACATAAATATTATCACAATACCTAAAAATATCATGTCATACGAGGCAGGTTTTTCACTTAGTTTAGATTGAATAAATATATAAATAGAAGACAACCAAAAAAATGTTCCAAGCGAATTTGTCATATTTGCCATAGTTTAAATAAGTATTAAAAAATATACTTATTTAACATTATGGATCATTTAACAGAACCAGGTGTCCGACAATATTTCGTGGATTCTTTTAAAGCCTGCAAAGAATATAAAATGCAATATCATACATGGATATTAAATAGTTGTTTATTCCTATTCTTTATTCTATGTCTATCCAGCATATTATACTATAAATATAAAGGAAAACAATCCCCCATTGCCAAAAAACGAAAACAAGAAGAAGACCGGGTATTCATCATGAACCGTATTCGTTCTTTGCAAATTGAGAAACAAAAAGATACTAATCAATTAATCACCTCCCTCCCCTTTTAAATTGTAGATATTAATTGTCCATTTTTGTATACATTACATTTAAACTGTTGATTCGCCGGTTTAGAACAATATTCTCCCGTAGACGATGTAGATGTGCTAAAATACAAATACTTATCCCCCGCTTTATAAATAATAAAAAAACATAGAATACCATACACCACTCCGCATAAAGTTCCTATCGTAACTCCCACTGGATTCATATTTTGCAATATTACACCAGGTATTTGAATAAATTTTCTCCCTAAAACATCTCCTAAATAAAAGACAACAAACAAAAAGATGATGGCATAATTTATATTTTTAGCATAAATCATTGGCATCAATAAATAAACAAAAGTATAAGTAATTAAAAAAATAGAAGTTGAACATGTCAAATAATATTTAGCAAAAAAAGGGAATATAAGTGATGTCTCTTGTTGCGGCGATATTTGCACAGGTTTAAACACCATGGATACGGTAAATAATCCTACTATAGTAAAGAGCAACCATATAGCTGCCTTTAATATATTTTGATTCGCAAAAGCTGACATTATCAAAAATGAAAAAATAAAAATCGGAATTAATTCTACATATAATGATATATTCTTCATATAATTCTTCATTATTTTTTATTTTATCAGACTTAGTAAAAAATTGATTATAAATACATAAGTATATACAAACATATAACAATGAATACTTTGTCACATCACGCTAAATTTTGTATTGTAGGAGGAGTATCTACTGGTAAAAGCACATTCCTTAATGGTGCATTTTGCGAAAAACTTACACAATGCAAAATAAAACGAACCACAATGGTTCCTACTTGTTATATTGAAAATGATATATCTGTTGATTCACCTGAACATATTTACAAAATAATGGAAGAAAAAAATAAATCTATTATAGAAAAAACTGAAAAAAACACTAAATTAAATGAAGAAGATTATAAAGAATTAATATTCAATGTCGGTAAATTAGATATTAATTTTATTGGATCAAATGGATATATTGAAATCTATGATATTCCAGGATTAAATGATGCACGAACTAAAGAATATTATTACAACTATCTTCGTGAAAACTTTTACAAATTTAACGTAGTTATTATGTTCATTGACATTAATTCGGGACTAAATACATCCGACGAAATGGATATGCTAAATTTTATTATTGAACAAACCAAAAACCATAAACAAAAAGGAAGAGAAATATATACACTTTTTGTAGTAAATAAAGCAGATGATATGTCACTTGATGAAGATGTACTTATTATTAATGGCGAATTAAAAGAAATGTTTGACCAAGTAGTTCAAACTGTATATTCATCTTTTCACAAAGATGATTTGGATACACATATTATTGGTATTACTCCATTTTGCGCAATAGATGCGTATCTCTACCGAATGATTAAAAAATATCCAGATTACGAATTAAGCGATGAAGAACGGATTAAAATTGGCATTAACGAAATGGGGAAAAAATTTAACAAATACGGCAAAGCAAGACAAATTGAAGAAGTTAAAAAAATATTAAAAAACGAATCTTTTATTTCAGACATGATTTCCCTTTCTGGATTTAAACAAATTGAAAAAATCATATATGAATTCCTTCAACCAAAACGCAAAATATTTGAAATTGAAAATATACTTTATAGTATTCGTAGTATGCAACCAATTTCACATGCATTTAAGAATGATATTTATTCTGATGAAATATATACTGCTGTTTCAGAATATGTTACTATATATGAAAAATTAAAAGATGTTGATATAGAACAATATAACAATTATATGCAATCATTATTAACATCAATTTTATATCAAGTTGATACACTAATTATAATAAAAGGAATTGAAGATTATAATGAAATTAACGACCTTGATACTTTCTTTAAAAAACAAATCACCAGGTGGAGTTGGGGTTTGTATTCTCAATTGGGACCGTGTGATCTTGATAATAATGATATGTTGATGAAAAATATTATATATAAATATTTTTCATCCTATTATAAAAAAATATTTCATGAAGACGAATATATATGCATTCATCCTAAAATTATAGACCAAGCCAAAATTCATATTTTATATAGCTGTTTTAATACCCCGTTAAGTATTGGTGCAATAAATTCATTTATTTTAATACTTAAACGTATTAAACAATTTAATAAAGAAACTATTGAACGAATGATATACGCTATTGTTAATAATATAAATAAAAATGAAACATTTCTACATATTTATGATGTAGATTTGAAAGAATATAATGATTTTATTCAGACATGTGATGAAATAAAAGAACAAAATGTAGATATTAAACCATTGTTGCGGTTCCTTATTTTAAATAAACTTAAATGCAGTAAATATAACGAAAAAAATACAGATGAACTATTTATATTACATATGATGTATCAAAATAAACACGAACTCCCTATTTGTAATGTAATTAGTATGATTAGGCAAAATATTCCAACTCCCCCTAATATACAAGTAGTTATTAAAGGATTTGTCCCTGAATATTTAACTGATCCTAAATTTACAATAGATGCATATTATTTATCCCTTTGTTAACAATAATACTTAATAATATCGTTGTGGTGTATTTCTTTAATTTGCAATTTTATTTTTTCATTATCTTTTTTTAATTCATCTATTTGTTCTTGTAAATTGGATATAGTTTCTTGTAACAATGAATATGTAACATTTTTATCTAATGTTACATATTCATTTAAATTATTTATATTTAAATATAAAATTTTTTTAAAATGTGAAATATTTTCCAACGAAAATGTATAGTTTGGTAAATTAATACTAGTTAAATTAACACATTTTGTCAAGTCTAATTTTTTATTATAATTACTGATATTAATATTAGTTAAATGAACACATTTTGTTAAATCTAACGATGGACCATCATAATAATTGATATTAATACTAGTTAAATGAACATATTTTGTTAAATCTAAAAATCCTTCATAATGATTAAAATCAATACTAGTTAAATTAACACAATTTGTTAATTCAGACTTACAGTATTTAACTTTAAGGCTGGTTAGATTATTAAACAATGATAAATCAAAATGACGATTACACCTACTATTATCAATATTAATATTTTTTAACTTACGACAATATTCTAAATTTTTAAAACTATAATTATAATTGTCTACATCAAGACTAGTTAAATTAACACATTTTTGAAAATCTATATTGTGTTTATAATCTGATATTTTGATACTAGTTAAATTATCTAGTATTGGTAGATAGGCGGGTAAATTTGAATCTTTATGCAAAAATAATGATGTAATCACTGAATCCATTTTGTGCAATAAATATCTAACTATTTATCCATCAATTTTTATTTTAGCAGACTTAGTAAAAATTGATTAATTATATTTTAATTCATATAATCAATCATGGAAACACATACTGGTTGGGGAGCATTTCAAAATATGAAACAAGAAAATATTAGATTAAAAACCGAAATTGAAATTTTAAAAGAAAAAAATATAAAATTAAAAAAAAGAATTAAATCATTAGAACAAAAAATACCAACTTACAAAGAAAAGGAAATTTGTAAACAAATAAAAGAATTAATCAACCTTACATAAATAAGCTTCTTCGCAAAACTCCATTATTTTTTATTTGATACTTTTTCATTACTTACATTTGCTATTTTTTCAATACTTACATTTGCTATTTTTTCATTACTTACATTTGCTATTTTTTCAATACTTACATTTGCTATTTTTTCATTATTTATTATGTCAATTGAATGGATTTTATCCAATATCATATCCAATCTTGCACACGTTTGATTACATGCTATATATGTTTCTTTCAAATTACTTATTCCCACACACGATTTTAGTAAATAATCTTTAATGGGTTCATCTTGTTTAGCTAATTCTATAGCGAAATTCACAATCTCATTGATTTTTCGGATGGTAACATCTCTTCCGTCTTGTCTCTTCCATCGTCTTACGCATTCTGGTATTAAAGAGGGCGATTCTATATTTAAATATACATCTCTTGTCGTTAGTTTTTGCATTTTTTGAACCGATTCTATTAACTTCAAATTAATAATAATTTCTTCCCGTTCCATTACTATGTATATACAAAATTCTATTTACATTGCTTCTATATATTCTTTTACTCGCTGAAACATTTTTTTAAATATATTTTTTATTGCCGGTTCCAACACTTGCGATTCTTCTGACAAATCAAAACTAATTTCAATCGTAATGTTATGGTCTGTTCCTGTAATTTGAATATTATCATTCATCGTTTCTATTTTTATACACTTTTTATTTTTTACAAACATTTCATCTATAGGAGATGATATACTTGTAGACGTAAATGTATCATTTTGCTTTACTACTTTCATATGACTATAAAAAGAAGGAAAAAAAGAAATGGGAGCATACTGAAATATATATTCTATATAATCATCTGCCTTGTCTATCACCAAATAATCTAGTATAATATCGTTATTCAACATATACAATAATTCCCATAAGTTAAAATTTAACAGTTTAAAAATATTTACTCTTTCGTTTTTTAAGTTTAGCAATAATTTCATATATGTATTTATTACAAATTTTTTTTATATACTTATTTTATAATGTCTAGTCGTTCTAAAATGATGGGTGCTGGTTTAGCTAGTTCTTCTCGGCGTGCAAATGTTAATTTGAATACTTCCGGTGGTAATAAAAAACAGGGTTATGCTCCTTCTAACGGCTTAACTACATGGGGTAGTCGCGCTATATCTATTCAGGCAAACGGTCAAAACAAAACCCATGACTACGTATTTTGCGTAAATCAATTGGGCGGTGTAGGTGTAGGCAGAAGTCAATTTAGAACAGCTGGTTCTGCCGCCAAACCCGATGGTGTTCGTAAAAATAGCAGGTGCGGGAAACCATTTAACGAATATATGATGATGTAATTATATTTTACTTATTATTTTTTCTGATTCTTTAGTTGATGATTTAGGACGCAATTCTAATTCATCCGTTTTTATTTTTAAATTCATTTTGCACGTTTCCAATTCTTTTATTAAACATTCATTTTCATCTATCAATTTCATTTCATTCAATCTAGTTTTATTCAACAAACTTAATACTTCGTGATAAGACGGGGGAGGATTCATTTATACAATATACTATATTGTATAATTTAATTCAAATTTTATTTATAAATACACTAAATAAAATTGATACGCATTTTTTACATTTATACTGTTATTAAAAATGGATCTACTATATAAACTTTCACCATGGTTCCGAGATTTAGACTTACCAGTTTCTTCTATTTGGCTTTCATGTAATCCACACCCAGGTGCAATCCAATTTTTGATTGCCAATCCTCAATACATAAATTGGGCTTGGATATCTGCCAATCCATCTGCTATGGAACTTATTCAAACCAACCCAGATAAAGTAAACATAAACACCTTAAATTCAAACCCAAATGCAATAGACATGATTACATCATCTAACGTAAATTGGTATTGGTTTGGAAAAAATCCTGCTTTATTCAAAAGTAGTTTTGTAACCGAAGATTTACTATTAACAAATATAACAAATCTTACAGAAAATAAATCTTTAGAAGCACATAAATTTATGTTGCGGCATAAAAAGTTTATAATGTATACAGATTTTGTTGCTTACAATCCATTTGCATTCAAACATGTATTACAACATGAACCATCTATGTGTTCGCGATTAAGTTCTGTTATTTTATCTGAAAATCCTGAAGCAATTGATTTTATCACGGCAACTCCCGAAAAAATATATTGGCCAAAATTCTGTAAAAATCCTGCCGCCATACCTTACATTAAATGTAATACCGATAAAATTACGCCAAGTATTTGGAAAAATCCAGGAATTTTTGAACTGGATTATCAAGCCATGTCCATTCAACGAACCGGGATTTTATTAGAAGAATTAATGACGAAAACATTGCATCCTTCGCGAATTGAATATTGGTTAATGAACGGAATGGATATGGATGATTTATAATATATAAAATAAAATATGCATCCACGATTTGATTTTACTTTTTCTTATTGGATTTTTAGTTGGTTTATTTTATATATACTTGGAATTATTCCTTTTAATCCAAAACAATGGTTATTACTTGGACTATCTATAAATGTAATATATTTTTTTTATACAATTGTTCAATATAACATAGATTGGATTTTATTGTTTCATGAATTTGTAATTAACATTTTTATAAAAGTAATTCCTATTTGGATACTTTATAAAATTAAAACAACACTGTATGATTTTTTATTTGGAATATTTTTATGTTTATTATACATTTTTTATTTATGGTTTAGTTGCGGTTCTATTTCAAACATACGTAAATATCAAAACTATATATGGAATAAAAAAATTCATAACGAAATATCTACACCATTGCTATATTATTTATATTATAAAATTGATTAATTATATTAAATATACAAAATATAAAATGACGTTTAATAGATATTTACCTACACTTCAATTAATACATATGAATATATCGGAAGATGACCATTGGATAGAACAAGTTTATATTGATAAACAAACAAATAAACCAATTGCATTAAAAGTTTATTTAGATGGATTTACAAATCATTTTATATACTTTGATGAAGAAAATTGTAAAGAATTATATTCAGATGAGTTTAATTCTACTTTTCATATTTTTGGAATGAATTGGTATATTTACCATGGAACTTCTGAAGAAGATACTGAAAGGGGACGAAGATTAATACAAGACTCTTTAAAGAATACTATTAGAATTTTTGAATATATTAAAGTTAAATTTAAACGAGACTATTATATATATTGTTTTTAAAAAAAAGTTTTTGATTTTTAGTTTTCAGTGTGATGTAAAATTTTTTATGATGTTAAAAATATTTATTATGAATACAAAATGAGATGATAAATGATTTTAAAATAAAAGTCGGCAAAATTGGGAAAAATAATTTGATGTAAATTACATCAATTTTACATCAAATTATTTTATGATAAGAAAAATATATTTAGGATGAAAATTTTTAAATGATATATGGTCAAAAAATAAATTCTCCAAAAAAATTTTAAAATTTTTTGAGGATTAAAAATTGTCCAAAAGGGGTTTTTGGCTTTTATTTTTGGAAAAAATTTTGATAGTTTTTTTCAAAAAAATAATTATGTCAATATTAAAAAAAAATAAAAATGAAACATACAATTTCAGAAATCAACAAAAAATACGAGGTTTATATTGGGAGAGTTGATGGCAAAGGCAATGCATCCTTCAAAGATAGAGTATTGGTTGAGTAATGGTATGACGGTGAATGATTTACCTGAATAAAATATATGATTAATATATGGC